TTCTGTAGCATCAGCTTTGCACTGCTGACTGGTCTACCCATCACACCGCTGGTGACGTAGTGAGAGTAGGCAATGTCGTCAATGATGACAGGCTCTAAGAAATCATACACTTCCCAGCCCATCTCTTCCAGCTTTAGGTCTTTAAAGCCAATTAGACCGTCTAGTTTAGGGTCTGCATTGACTGCTCTTTCGATGCGGTATTCGTGATTACCTAGAGTGAACACCATGCGAGGATTCCAGCGTTTGTCTTTGTTGCGTATAAGACGCTGCTGCTCTGCTCTGATAGGCTCTAGGAAGGCTTCCATGCCCTGTATACCTGCTTCGATGTCGTTGCTGTAGCGTCTGCCCTCAAAGTTGCGAGTACCGCTGTCGTAGCTGCTCAGGGCTGGCATGTCCCAGTGGTCTCCGATGTGTACTATAACGTCAGGCTTCTTGTCTACAGCATACTGTCCAGCCCATCGTAGATGCTCGATAGGATTTCCAGGTTTTACTTGTGTGTCTGGTATTACTAGATGCTTAGTCATTAATAACTCCCCACAAAACCGCTGGTGTTGAATGAGAGCCTTCAGATTTTTTCTTCTGGAACCCTAGATTAACGAGTTTACCTTCTTTAGCGGCTTTTCTTACAACACCTCCCCAAGCACGATTAGTTGGGGGTTCTGGGACATTTCCTTTACTAGCTAAGATCACGTCTTCCATCATAAAAGAAGAGTATTTCTTAGAATATTCCATTAAAAAAGAATATGCTGTGTCAGACCACTTATAGTGTGTGTTGTTAGCAGACTGCTCTGCTCTTTGCATTCCTTCTAAAGCTAGTTGATTCATTTCTTACGCCTCTTGCGTTCTGCATTAGTCTTAGCAGTGTGACACTTGTGACACAGTACCTGATACCCTTCAGCTTCGATGAACATCCTCTCAATGTAGGTGTTCCAATCTATAAAGCCTACTGCTGGGTCTACTACTGGATCTATGTGGTCTACTGCTGCGTTGTTGCGTCTACGCTTCTTTCCTTCTAGCGGTGGTAGAGTAGCTGGGGAGCCTTTGCCACACTTGGCACACTTGTAAACTCCTCTAGCTACCCTAGCCGCTGACTTGACATCGTGCTTTACACCCCACTTAGCGTGAGCCTGTCGGAGTGCAGAGACGATAAAGGAACGGAAACGTGCTTCTGTCCATCTTCCGTTATTCCTTGGTTTCATTAAAGCTCCATATCTCACCTTCGTAGCGCCTTAGCCAGAGCATCCTACCATTCTCTATCACTCTGGCCTCGTCACCATCGTACATCTCTACACACTTGTCGTAGAGTTCCTGCTCAGTAACGCAGTCCTTTAATATCTTCTCTGACTTCTTCTCGCCAATACCGTGGATACCAATGATGTTGTCAATCCTGTCACCCATCAGTATCTGGCGGTAGAAAAAGCGTAAGCCTTCCTCTGGCTTAACATAGTACTTGCGTTGTTTAACAAAGTTACTATGAAGACCTGGAATCTGTTCAAAGTCCTTGTCTAAAGGGACCATGATGGCTTTATCACCGTGTGTGGTTCCTGCTATAGCTATGGCATCGTCTGCCTCTTCTCCTTCAGTAACTACAGCAGCCCACTTGTCGATAAGGTGTTGACGCAGTGCTTGGATGTGTACTGGCTTTTCCTTATCCTTGCGGTTTCCTTTGTACTCAGCAGTGACGGCATATTCCTTGCGGAAGTTTCCTTTGCCAGTGAGATACAGAACATAGTAGTCTGCTTCCTCGTCTACGTTGAGTTGCAACAGGATGTCGGAGATAAAGCCGTCGATGGTGCTGACGGCTGTCTTCTCTGATTCATCGTTACATGACCAACCTATGCGATAGACTAGAATGTCTGCATCAATTAGGATCACAATGCTTCGCCCAAGTCCACATCAGTAGTCTCAGCGTTGCCGCCATAGGGGATTAGGTCAGTGACCACTAGCTTTAACAGTGAAGGGCTACGTCCTGCCTGACCTGCTGGAGATTTCCAGTCATAGTAGCTTACTACTGCCTTGGCTTTAGAGCCGTTGCCTACTAGGATACCTTTGATCTCAGCACCGTCAGTGTCGTAGATGCGGATAGGGTGGCTAGACTTTGCAGTGATGAAGTTGCCTTGTCCGTCTTTTTGTCTCACGTTCAAGCCCATCATCTCCAAAGCCTCTGTTGCTGCTTTGGATAGGTTAGCTAGGTCTACTTGGTACTTACCTGACATGCGGTTTACTTCAGTCAGGCTAGACCACATCATATCTGCTGCTATTGTTACTGGTTTTGCTTCGCTCATACTAATTACCTCTTTGGTTGTTTTAGATCACAACTGATCTACATATATTATACCACGAATGGTACGGATTTGTCAATGCGTCTCTGCCCAGTTATTACCTACGTTGTATTCAGCATCAAGAGGGCAGCGCAGGTCTAACACATCTCCTGCATTCCTGATGGCTCGTACTGCTGCTTTGCCTACTACATCAGCAAAATTCTCTGGTACTTCTATCTGAAATTCATCATGCACATTAGCCACTAGCTTGTGTGGTATGTTGTATTGGTTAAGTGACTCTGACAACAACACCAGAGCCTGCTTCATCACAACAGCACCAGCACCTTGCAATAGCGTGTTAAGTGCAGCGTGTTCGCTCCTGACTCGTAAGCGTCTGCCGTCCAAACCTGGAAGTGTGCCTCCTGCTGAGTGTGTTGCTACCCTCTCTCGTAACTTCGCCAGCGCTGGTATGTTGCGTAGGAACGAGTCTATAAGCTGCTGACCCTCTCTGTAGCCACCGCCTACTATCTGACCTATCTTGGCTGCACCAGCGCCATACAAGAAAGCGTAGATGAATGTCTTGGCTTGGTTACGATCTGTAAGCCCTGCTGCTCTCATGTTAGCTGTGTGGATGTCACCGCTTAGTATTTCGTTGGTGTATCTCTCGTCACGAACATAGTGTGCAAGCATACGCAGTTCTAAGCCACTGGCATCACAGCCTATTAGTTTATGTCCTTCAGGCACACACCAGAATGATCTACACTCTTTGCCATACGGTGCAGACACTGATGGCACTTGTGCTAGGTTAGGGCTGTGGTGCGTCATACGGCCTGTTACAGCACCGTTGGTGATAACCCTGCCGTGTACCCTGCCATCTTTCTCATGAGTTAGCCAAGAGTCTATCTGTGCTGCTCTCTTCTGCAACAACAAGTACTCGTATATCGTCTTAGCCTCTGGTACGTCAATGCCTTCTAACACCTTCTCGTTGACAATGATAGCGCCCTTCTCAGTTTTCTGTTTGAACTTAACGCCTACACCTTCCAGCCTCTCTGCAATCTGCTTACGAGAGCCTACGTTAAACTCTGTCACCTTGTCCTTCAGTCGCTTCCCCGTCTTCTCGCTCCAGCGTTCCTCCACTATTGGTGGAAACACTTTCTGTAGCTGCTCCGTTATCTGTCGCATCTTGTGGGTTATGTCCTGCCACAGCAAAGTTGCTTGCTCTACGTCTAGCATGAAGCCGTTGCGCTCCTGCTGTGCCGTAATGATAGCGACCTTCTCTTCTAAATCTACGCATTGTTGTGAAAACCCCTCACGCTTCAGTGTGTCAGTTAAGTGCTTATACAGTCTAGTAGTCAGGGCAACATCCTGCCTGCAATACTCCACCATCTCGTCAGACAGTCCACCATCGTAGTCGTGGAAGTCTATCTTGTGGTCGCCAAAGCGTTTACCCCAAGAGTCTAGGCTGTGGCCTCCTTCCAGTGATGGGTTGTATAGACGCGACATCACCAATGTGTCACGCTGCTTTGGTGTTGGTATGTGCAGGTTCCACTGCTTCAGTAGCACTGGCGCATCAAAGCCTACAAGGTTGTGGCCTATAACGCCTGATGCCTGACTAATCAGAGGCGCTAGAGTGATAGCACTATAATGCTCTAGCATCTCTCCAGTCTCTACGTCCTGAGTTACCACTACCCAGATATTGTCGTGGCTGGTGTTTGTTTCTATATCCAGCGTAATCAACATAGTATTGCCTCGTTGCGTTGTCTGTGTTGCTGTGTCTGTCATACGGGTTAGTATAGGCTCTCTGTGCCTTACTCTCTTGCTGTTCAGCTATCCAGTTTCCAATCTTGCTCATATTCTTGACTCTCCATTACTGTGTCTGATTCTGACCTTAAATCTTCGCGGTCAATAGTGTCTATGTCGTCAGTGTAAAAGTAGCAATCATTGCACATATCTAAGTATTCTCCGCTGATTGCAGATTTCCTGGTGGACTCAAAGTCCGATAAAGCCTTGTTACACGCTACGCATCTCATTACAATCCCTCTTCTCTAATTTCTGTCATTCTACCTGTTGTCTGGTCGAATAGCAAGCCACCTGCCTTACCTGTAGTGCCACAAAAGCGGTTCTTCAGTACCCTGACATAGGTGGTGTTTCTCTCTGTAGGATCGTCAGCCTGTCCGTTCCTCTCCAGCCCTATCACCATGTCTGATAGCTGTGCAATGGACGCAGAGCCTCTGAGTTGTGACAGACTGCTGGCAGCGCCTTCTTCGTGGCCTTTGCCGTCTGGTCGCTTCAGGTGGCTAACCATAAACAATGTTATGCCAGTCTCTTGCACTAACATTCGCAGCTTGGTGCAGATTTCATCCAGAGCCTTGCGCTCGTCACCATTGCTCTGCGCTGACACAACAATGCTAACGTGGTCGAGGAACAAAAACTTAGTGTCTAGCGCCTTAGCCATGTAGCGACAACGTGCAATAATGTTATCAACACTGGTGCTACCAAAGTGGTCGAATAGGTAGAGTCTGTTAGTTCCCATCGTAGTCTCAAATGCTTCCCATCGCTCCTCCTCTGTACTCTCTACGTCTGGCAGGTGCAATGGCTTGTTAGCTGCTAGAGACATTAGCGACAATGCAGTCTTTCGTGCATTTTCCTCCAGAAACAGCAGACCAATGTTCTCCTCAGAATGCTTGAGAATATGCCACACAATCTCTCTGACAAACTGAGACTTACCTAGTCCAGAGCCAGCGGTGATGGTGACTAACTCAGCCTCTCTGATGCCGTAGGTTAGCTTGTTTAAACTCTCCCACGGGTACATCACAGCAGACTTCTCCACTGGTCTGTTTACCTCGTCCCAGAGACTAGCGCCATTGATGATGCCATCTGGTACAAACTTCTCTGCTGCCCAGAACGCTGCTGTAAACTCTCTAACATCGTTGGCCTTCAGATAGTCGCAGGCATCCTTGTGTCCGTTGGTGTGCTTCACAATAGCTGACTTACCACCAAACAGCTCTGCTACCTCTCTCGCTGCCTTTGTTCCTGCCTCGTCTGCATCAAAGCATATTACTATCGCCTCAAAGCTATCCAGATACTCGTATGCCGCCTTACAGTCTTTCAGCGCACCGCCAGCGCCGTTCCTGACACTGACGCATGGATACTTACTGCCTTGCATCTGATATGCCGCTGCTGCGTCAAACTCACCTTCACAGATGGTGATGTACTTCCCACCGCCATTGAATAACTGCTGACCAAACAAGCCAGTGCCTGCCCAGTTACCGACATTGTAGAAGTTTTTGTCTGGCAATCTGATCTTGGCTGCTATGGGTACATTGGCATCTGCCGGGTCATGGTAGGAGAAATAGGTTCTGTCTGCCTGATCCAATATGCCATAGGTTTTGGCTGTCGCTGTCGTTAAACCTCTATCGACAATGGCTTGGTAGTTGCCTGTCGTTAGTGTTCTCTCTACTGCACTAAAGTTTGGTTTAGCCTTTGGCTCTGTCGATACCGGCACAGAGATATCCCAAGTCTCCTCGCTGACTTGGCTGCTGGGTGTGTATTTGTGACAACTGTGACAGAACGTGCTGCCATTGTCGTTGATCTGTAGCGCATCGCTACTGCCACAGTCTGGGCATGGTTGATGGATTTTAGCCACTACAGCACCTCCTCCAGTTCATTAGCATCGACAGAATCAGCTACCCATGAGAAATCCATATTGCGGCTACTAGTGAACAGCTGGACGTTGCCCTTGTTATCAGTCAGTGGGTTACCATCTTCGGCTACTTTGTAGAACTGTATGTCCCACACTGCAATTGAATATTGTTCGCACATTATTCTATCTCCTCGTAAACTCTGCCATAGCTGATCAGCATAAAGGGCAGCATCAATAACACACCCTCAAATGGCATTGTGTAAGTCTCCTCAGTGTCTTTATTAAAACACCACACTGGGCGGCTGTCGGAAAATTCCAGGAAAATACCGCAACCATTAATCAACTCTATATTTAGACTTCTATTAAATAAAATCATTGTTCTTTATCTCCTTTGTGAAAAATCATATCGTACTCTGCACTCTCAGCGATAAATCTAACAATCACTGCTGGGTGGACTTTGTAGAAGCTAGCGGCCTCTGTCAGACTAAACACACCATTGCTGATGTCTGCTGCCGCCTTAAACACTGCCTGAACCTCTGGATCCATTGTGCCATTCAACATATACTCTTTAAAAATCATAACGCCCTCCTTAACCATTCTGCTGATGTAGCCTCTGCATCTGTCTCGAACACAGGCCAAATAACGTGTACTCTCTTGCGACTGATAAAATGCTCATCTGTCACTGTGTCGCCAGCGCCTACCCTGTTGCGTAGTGTTGATGGCGAAAAATTAACCAGTTTGGCTAACTCGTTCATAGTATACAGCTTCCCTGCCACAAGTCTACTGTCTGTGGTTCCATTGCGAAAATATCTAATTTTACGTCCCATCTTTAAAACCTCTTAAATTTATGATAAAATATTACTCTATAGTTTGTTAAAGCCCTTTAAAGCCC